GCCAGCGGTAACCAGCTGCTCCACGGTCTGGCTCTCGATGGGCAGCACGGGCTTGCCCAGTGCAGACAGCACCTGATTGGTCAGGGCCAGCAGCAGGCAGGCGGTGCGGGCAATGGTGCCTGCGGAGATGGTGGGTGCGTTGTAGGTGTGCGCGTTCATAGTCAGTTCCTTTCTCCCGGCGCTGCCGGGCTTGCATTTAATCGCGGATGGGCAGCGCCTTGGCCCGGTTATAAAGCTCGGTGCCGGTGCCATTGCCGCCCAGCGCGTGGTAACTTTGGTATAAGTATTCGAGGTTCTTCAGGCCGCTGGCATCGATCCAGCCCTGCTGGATGTAGTAGGTGCACACCTGATACAGCCGGTCATGCATGATGGCCAGCAGGCCGTCCTTGATGGTCTTGTACTCGGTTACTTTCTTTACGAGGTAGCCCCAGCCAAGACCCAGCAGCCAGATGGATCCCTCCATCCAGTGCGCGGAGATGTACGAGAAAATCTGCTGAATTGGTATCAATCCTCCGAATCTTCAATGTTATCTTCCCACGCCTGTTGGATGCGCTGGCCGTTGGCACAGACCACATCCATGGTAGCGTCGGCCTGAATGTTCGTTGCGATTAGCGCCTTGTCCATCGTGTCCATACCGAAATAGCCGGTGAATACCTCGCCGGTCGGCAAAGGCGCAGCTATCGCGAGCTGACTGATTTTGTGCTCTTCCAGTGTAGCTAATACCTCGGAGAGCCACGATGCATAAGGTGCATCAGAAATCAGGTAACTTGCCATGTTGTCCCCCTCACAACGTCCACCGGCTCTTGTTCGGGCGGGTGTCCACGTGCACCCAGCCCTTTGCCCGGCCTGCCTTGACCGGGTAGCGGCCCACGCCGCCCCAGCCGGGCATCAGGCTTTCGGCGTAGGCGGCCACAGCCAGCGGGTCGGTGTCCTGTACCTGAATGTCCGCGGCGCGGCCCAGCAGGTGCTGGCTGGATTTAGAGCCGCCCACCCTCGTGTTGTGGCTGGCGGTGCGGTAGCCGCTGGTAATGGTCACGGGCTTGCCGAAGTGCTCCCGGATGCACTGCAGCAGCACCACAAGGCCCTCGTCAATGAGGATGGTGTCGGTGCCGTCGCGGCAGCGGAACTCCCGCACACGGAATGCGGGAGAGAGCTGCTTTGCACCGTCTGCTTTCAGGCTGTACTGTTTGATTGCCATATGTATCACGTCCTTTCACGGGGTCAGGCCCCGATTTTCACGTTCTCTTCCAGCTACTGATCTGCCTTGCCCTCAGCGTCCTTACTGCGTGATTTCCTCAAAGCCGCTCTTGATGAGAATTGCCTTGACCTTCTCCTTCAGCAGGCGGGGGCAACGCTCGTACAGAGCCTTTGCGTCCTCCATAGTCTCAGCGAACATAATTTCCTGTGCCCACAACTTAGCCATCATACGTACCAACCTTTCTAATTTTTGTGTGATTTTATGCATACACAATCTCGCTCATTTCAAGCAAGCATTGCTTGAACATCTCGTTTTCTTTTTGCAGTGCCGCCACCGTGTCCGGCAGCTTCTCCCGGGCTTCGGCCTTTTTGCGCGCTTCTTCCTGCGCGGCCAGCTCTTCGGCGGTGTAGCGGATGTACCTCTGGATGGGCAGCTGCTCGGTCCACGCGGGTCTTGCCGGTACGCCCGGCACATCAATGACCTTCCGCACATCCCTGCCGCCGCCGGGATACTCCGTTACGGTCTCGTAGTGGCTCACTTCCTCTACACCTTTCACAGCGGGGTGCTCCACTGGTTCGGTGTCGTCCATCAGATACCCAAGCGTCAGGTCAGGGCTTTCCACGACCGCGCCGTTCTCGTCAATGATCTTCATTGTGTCACCTCCATGGGGGTCACATATTTGCCGATTCGCGAGTAAGATACTTTTCCGTCAGGACTTTCAGCCGACAGCATCCACTGTCCGCCGGTCTTGCCGGAGTCACTGCGGTTTACTTTTACGCATCCATTTTCGTCCAGCTGCATCGGGGGCACAAAGCTACCGTCGCTGCGCCGCAGGTGGAGTCTGATTTTGCAGGTTTTCCACTCTTCCGGGATGGCAAAGTGCAGACTGGTCGGGTGACCCTCACTGCCAAACTGCAATGTTGCCACAGTGTCAAATGTCACAGGGATCATCGCTCAAAACCTCCTTTCTCAGGCCACGCGCCGCCAGATGTGCACATAGTAGGCGGCAGGCTGCACGGTGGCGCTGCGGCCGTAGATGGCATTAGACTTGGACGCATCCAGACTGAACTTATATACATCAGAAAAGTTATTGTATTCGCCCGTAGTTGCGATCGCGCTGCCGGCAGTGAATGCGCCGGATACCTTATGTTCACCCTTTTTTACATCCGCGACAAAAGAGCCTGTGATGTTCGGCAGTCCGGCCTCCACGGTGGTGCCCGCTGCGTGGCCGCTGCCAGCACCCATCAGTACCCGGTTCTGCGCAATCTCCTGCCATGTACCGCCGAACAGTGCGGCAGGGCTTGTACTGGCGGTGCTCTGGTAGATGCTGCCCACGGGAAAAGGATCCACGCTTTTCAAGCTTTTCAACAGCGCATCCACCTCGGCACGGGTATAAAAGCTGCCACCCCTCATGGATTCGATCACGGCCTTCCACTGCTGCACCAGCGTGCCGGTGGGGATGCCCTGCACACCGTCCCGCATCACACCGCAGACGGTCTCATCTGCGCGCGTGTCGTAGATGTCGGCGGCGGTAACGGCGGTGGAGCCTGCAGGGCGCTTGATCTCGGCAAGGCAGAGGTCGTAGATCAGCTCGGTGCGGGTGATGGCCGGGGCAGCAGGCCCGGCAGAATTCGGGACACCTTCCAGCACCTGCAGGCGGGTCTTTTTGGCGGCGGCATCGTAGCGCAGAACCACACGGTCAATGCGGCTGCGTACAGGGTCCGCTTCGGTGAGCACCACGGTGGTGGGCTGCTCCATGATGATGCTGCGGCCCTTGAACCGCGCCGGGCGCACCCATGCCTGACCGGCGCTCACCTGCACGCTCAGGCCGCCCTGTGCCGTGACGGAGAAATCCTCCTCGGCGCTGTATACGCCGCTCAGGCGGGTGGCAAGGTAACCCGAAGCGTCGTCGGCATCGTAGGTAATGCCGTTTTCGGGGTAAGTGATGATATCAGCCATAAAGTCCTCCTTTTCAGGTCTTGTGCCAGCTGGGCGTGCCCAGCCGGATGGTGCGGGTGGTGCCGCTGTCCTCGCTCTGGGTGATGATGTCGGCCACGCGCACCATGGCGGTGTAGCCCAGCTGAGGCAGGCTTGCGCTCAGCACATCGCCCACCTGCAGGGTATCATCGTCCACGTCAAACTCGATGCTTCCGGTGCGCAGCTGGGCCAGAAGCTTTTCGCCGCCCCGGTCAGCCAGCTTTGCCAGATAGCTCTGGCTGGTGCTGGTCTCGTTTTTGTCCTCTTCCGGCTTGATGTCCCGGGCATCGATGTACATTTCCCGCCGGTCGGAGCCAGTGGCGTTTACATCGCCCACCCAGACGGTGGCGCGCTCGTTACCTTCGCCAGCACCCTGCACAAGGGCCACGTTGGCGTAATCGGTATCGGAAAAGCTCCACCCGGAATTCAGCAGATTGCCCCACTGGGGGCTGTATCTGCGGTTCGGGTCGAAGGTGGGCCGGAAACACTCGAAGAGTAGCTTTTTCTTGCTGCCCTTGCCGTCCAGCACGATGCGGAACCCCAGATCACAGGCCTGCCCGATGGTCTTGCAGTAGTCGAACACCGTACCGCCGGAGGTCTGCTTTTCAAAGGTGGTGTCAAAGCCGTACTCGGTGCCCAGCGCAAGGCGGGGCCATGGCTTTGCGGCGCTCACAAGGCTGCGCATGGCGGATTCCGCGTTCTGGTTCTTCACCGTCACAGCAGAGACGCGCTTTGTCAGCAGCCATGTTGCCGGGTAGCCGGACACCACAAGGTTCGCGTCCTCGTTCTGGTTGGCGCGGGCGCAGATGCGCATGGGGATGCGGGGGTTCTCGTCGCTGCGCACCAGCCAGCGGCCCTCCTGCAAAAGCTGCAGGTTCTCGGTGGTGGGGCGCACCTCAAGGGTAAAGCTGCCCTCGGAGTAATAGGGACTGTCCCAATAGAGGGACACCCACACGTCCACCCAGCCCACGCGGGCAAGGGTGTCTGCGTCCAAAACGTCTATTCTCATAGCGGTTCGGGCAGGATGCCCGCCTCCATCGGGTAAAAGCTCACGGATGCCTGCAGGTAGCCGGAGCCGTTCTCGGCCTGCATGGAGAGCATGTTATCGCCGGGCTGCAGCTCGGTGAGGGTGCTGTCCTCGTCCAGCTTTGCAAAGATGTTCTCGGTCACGCCTGCCCGGGTCAGGGTGCAGGCCAGCCGGTCGGATGTGCTGCGGTAGATTTCCAGCGTCTCGTCCGGCTGCAGGGTCAGGTCAAAGCCGATGAAGGCCCCGGTCTGCAGATCCACCACCTTGGGATGCGTCACCGGCATGTCGCACCGCAGGGTGGCCGTGAAGGGCACCGGAAGGCTGCCCTCGTTGCGCAGCACTGCCGCCGTGCCGTCCCGCTTGATGCCGTAGATGTGGCTGTCATAGCAGATGGGGAACCGGAACGCTTTCTCATACCCGCCCAGCACGCTGCTGACGGCGTTGAGGTCGTACCAGAAGGGCTTTTCGCTGTAGAGCATCAGCTCACAGCGCGGGTCCGGCGTGTAGCTGGAAAAATAGGGCAGTTTTTGCAGCACGAACCGGGTGAAATAGTGGTCGCCAAAGTACAGGGTGCCCTTGGTGAAGTAGGGCAGCTTTTTGGTAAAAGCTCTTGCACGGGTCAACGCATCCCTGCCCCAGAACACGACCGACAGGGTGCGGGACACGCCGGAGACGCTCTGACCCTCCACGGTGTCGCCAATCTGATTGACACCCTGCGCGGTCTGCAGGTCCACATCCACCCCGTTCAGCGGGTCGAGAACGTAAGGGGCATCGTAGTCCCAGCCCAGATGCAGGACGGCACCGGCATCAGTCACGATCTTGAGATGATCTTTAAAGAACACAGTGTCCTCCTTTCATCGTTTGCGGGCCTTGGCCTTGTCGGCCTCCCAGCGGGCTTCCCGCTGCTGTGCGGCGGCGGTATCGTGGCCGTTGTAAAAGTTCTGGGTGATGTTGGTGTCGCCCTCCCGGTTGTAGCTGTTGGCAGCAGACACCACCTGTGCAGTGCCGGAAGCGGCCACGGTGGAGCCGAGGCGCATGTTGTCGGAAAGCACCAGCGCCCCCGCCTGCCGGATCATATCGGCAAGGGCAGAGTTGGTCTTTTCCAGCGCCTTGGTGTTGGCGTTGATGGCATCTTCCAGACTGCCGGTGCCGGTGGTGATATCCACGCTGCCCATGCCGCCGGAGCCGGAGGACCCGCCGGAAGAGCCGCCGCGCCCGGACGAACCTTTCTTACTGAAAGAGCCGCCGATCGAGGCAACGATGCCCGCGATGACGGCAGCAAGGGCTACGCCCGCTGCGATCATCAGCAGAGCCTGCGGAGTGCCAAAGCCAGTAGGGAACAGCGCCGCAGCGATGGCATCCAGCATTGCTACGAACGCGCCGCCGATAGACCCGATCAGGCCGCCCAGCGAAGCGAGGATCTCCGGGAATGCAGAGATCAGGCCGCCTTTCATGCCCTGACTGATGGCAAGGGCCGCATTGCTCAGCGGTGTTTTCAGCCCGCCGAAGATCTCTATCAGGGTGGAGCCGAGGCCCTGCGCCTGCTGCCAGACCTCAGAGAAGCCGCTGGTCAGGCCGTTCACGATCTGCCCGCCAAGGTCGATAGCTCCCTGCACCAGCTGATCGCGGGCACCGCCCAGCGCTTCGTTGAGCTTAGTCACGATGCCAAGGGCAAAATCATTGACCTGCTTCTTCTGGTCGGCAGTCAGACCGCCGTAGATGGTGCTTGCCACCCACTTGCCGATGCCCAGCCAGTCCTGATTCTTGACGGCGGTGTACAGGTCATCGAAGGTGCCCAGCACGCCGGTATCTGCTTCGGTCTGCAGCTCCTTCCACAGGCCGTCAAAGGTGTCAGCGCTGGACTTTTTGATCTGCTCGGCCACCTGCACGGTGCCGTCTGCGGCGATGGTCTTGACCCGCTCGATGGTCACGAGGGCACCGTCCACGATGTCGTCGTAGACCTCGGTGATGACCTGCTTCTGGGTCTCGGTGCCGTCGGTCAGGGTCTCGGTGACGGTCTGGGTGGTGGTCTTGACCCCGTCTGCCAGAGTCTCGAAGGTGGAAGTGACCGTCTTGGCGGTCTCGCGGACGGTCTCCATGGTCTGCTTGACGGTCTTGGTACCGTCCGCAGCCACCTCTGTGATGGTTTTCACATCCTTCAGCACACCATCCACCATCTGGCGGGAAGTCTCGGTGATGACCTGCTTTTGCTGTGTCTTGCCGTTGGAGAGCGTTTCGGTGATGTTTTCGGTGGTGCGGGTGATCTTGCCGTCGATTTCGGTCGTGGTGTCCGAGATGGACTTGACGACGGACGCAGTGACGGCTTTGGTGCTGGCGCTGGCCTTTTTGCCGGAGGTGCTGACGGCAGATGCGGCTTTGCCTGCGGACTGGGAGATGGTCTCGGCTGATGCCTTGGCGGCAGCGGCCTCTTCCTGCGCCTGCTTCACACGCTCGGCGTGGAGCTTTCCGCGCTCCTGTGCGGCCTTATCCAGCTTGTCACGGTTATAGTTGTCCATGTAGCCGTTGTAGGCGGCATTGTAGGCATCCTGTGCCGCACCGACACCGTTTTTCAGGTTTGCCAGTGCAGCCGCCGCGCCCCTGATTTTGGCGACCAGCTCATTGATCCAGTCCACCACCGTGCCGATGGCGTTCTGTGCGATCTTTTTCACAGACGCAAATGCGGAGTTGACGGCATTGCGGAAGGTCTCGCTGGTCTTGTAGGCCGTCACGAGGCCTGCCGCCAGAGCCGCCAGCGCCGCCACTACAAGACCGATGGGGTTCGCCTTGAGAACCGCGTTCAAACCTACCTGCGCGACTGCAAGACCGGTCGCCCCGGCTTCTGCCGCTTTGTGGGCAGCGGTCATGGCCGTGGTCGCGGCTGTGTGGATCACTTCGATTGCAGTAGCGGCAGCCACATAGCCCTTGTATGTCAGGAATGCCGTTCCGGCAGCGGCCACAACAGCAGTCGCAATGCCGATGGTCTCCTTGAGCTGGGCCATCTTCTCGTCGCTGTCGAGGAAGGAGACCACCACCTCGTTCAGCTTGACAACCAAATCACCCAGAGCCGCAAACAGGCCGCTGGTCAGCTCACCGGTCAGGGCGCTGACATTATCCTTCAGGGTGGACATGCGCCCGCTGAAGGTCTGGCTGGCTTCCAGCATACCGTTGTAGAACTGCCCGCCCTGACTGGTGGCGGCTTCCACCGCTGCTTCCAGCTCACTGAAGCTGACCTTGCCATCCGAGATGCGCTTGTACAGGTCGGACATGCTCTCGCCGGTGGCATCACAGATCTGGTTCAGCGGGTTGAAGCCCGCATCGATCATCATGTTGACGTTTTCCAGCGTGACCTTCTGGGCGCTGGACATCTTGCCGTAGGCGCGGGTCAGGGTCTGCAGCTTCTCGGCGTTGCCCAGCGAGATATCACCCAGCCGCTGCAGCACGCCGGTAGTGTCGTCTGCCGCAATGCCGAACTGCAAAAGGGTCTGGGTGCCGCTGGTCAGGTCATCCAGCGAGAAGGGCGTGGATGCCGCCATTTTGCGAATTTCGGAAAGCTTCGTTGCGGCGGCTTCCTCGCTGCCCAGCATGACCTTGAAATTTGTCAGGTAGCTTTCCATGGTGGCGTTGTAGTCCACGCCGCTCTTGACCACCTCGGCCAGCTTGGACGATGCCTGCTTTGCAAAGTCCGCGATCATCTGCCCGGCGGCTACCGTCCACTTGCTGGTGCTTTTTTCCGCCGGGTCGCTGTTCAGCCTTACTTCGCCGGTGATGCTGAAATCTGCCACTGTGTCCACCTCTCATTCTGAGCGCGGGCACAAGGGCACAGGCTGTTATAACTTGATCTCTACCTCCCGCTTACAGGCGGGATTTTTGCATTTGACCCACACACCGGCAGCTGTGGCGCGCGGCTCTGCCCACACCGGCAGCGCCCGCCCGCAGTATGGGCAGGGCACCGGGGCGCGGCTAGTGCCGGAACCGCGCAAGGAACGCGGCATCGTGCTCTTCGACCGAAACGACACGGGCGGCACCCCCTCTCAGCTCAGCAGGCAGGGCAAAGCGCTCCTGCAGGTCGGCATAGTGGGCACGCATGGAGCCTTCGTATTCCGAAAGATCCATGGTGCGCCAGCTCATGATCTTCGCCATGAGGGTCTCCTCCGGCAGGGCCGCGAACAGCGCACGGAACCGGAACCAGTGCACCTTTTCGCGGGTCAGGTCGATGCCGTAGGCCTGCTGGAACGCCGCCACGATGTAACCGGCATCACACTGGTAGTCGAAGGCGGGCGGCTTTTCCGGGCCGTTGTCAGGTTCACTTGCAGTGCCTGCTGCGGCCTGCTCACCGGCACGGTAAAAATCCACCATGCAGCCGTAAGCATCGGGGAGCTGTTCCGGCGGCACAGGCTTATGATAGAACCGCTCCATGATCGCAAGGGCTTCTTCCGGGTGTTCGCCGTCCAGCCTGCCGTGGGCGTAGGCGTTGGAGAGCCGCACCATGTGCCGGAAATCCGGGTCGATGCGTCTGCCGTGCCAGCTATCCGGCAGATGTGCCGTCAGCAGATCAGCCATTTTCCAGCGCTGCCAGCTCAGCCAGCAGCTGCTTGCGCCGGGCGGCATTGTCCACCCGCTCCACCATCTGGGCGGCAGGCGGCGCGGGATAGCTCACGGGCGGCTTGTGCTTGCCCTTTTTGGCCTGTGCCCGGCGCTGCTCCCGGTTCATGGGCTGGGCAGGCTTTGCGGTATAGCGCTGCTTCTCGGCGGCAAAGGCATTGCCCAGTTCCTCAATCACGTCATAGATGGGGGCCATGTTGTTTTCATCCAGACCCAGACGGTCGGATGCGCCTGCACCGAGGATCTCGTCGATGCAGTCCATGGCAATGCGTGCCTGTGCACGCACTTGGTCGCCCAGACGGATGCCGCCGCGATGGAAGCGTTCGGTCTGGGCTGCATTCCGGGCCTGCATCTTCTCCTGCGCGTCCTCAAAACGGTCAAGATCGTTGGCGTTCAGCACCGAGAAATCAAAATTCTGTCCACAAATAACCATGTTCTGGCTCCTTTCGTTGGGCCGTGCCCCGGTTCTGCCCCGGAGGAATAAGCTTTGTTCACGGCATAAAAAATCCCCGTTCCGGTGTGGAGCGGGGATTGTGTTTGAAAAAAATCAGCCCTTGACGGCCTTGGAAGGCTCAGCGGACTGGTTGGCGGGGTTGTAGTCAAACTCGTCCGGCGTGCCGATGGCCTTCACGTCGCAGGCAAAGGTGGCCTTGGAACCGGCTGCACCGCCCACGTCGCTGGTGACGATGATGGCAGCGCTGCCTTTCTCGCCCTTGCCGGTGCGCAGGCTGAAATAAATGTACGGCACAATGATATCGCTGCCGGTGCCGTACACGATCTTGTGGCTCAGCACAAAATCCTGAAAAGCATCGCCCACGCAGCGGTCGCCGTTGACGGCAAGGGTGCGCTGGGTGCCGGTCTTTTCGGTGACGTTGCCGGTGCGGATGTACTGGGCATCCTCGGTGGTGGCGTTCAGGGAGCCGGAATGCTCCTTCACATGGTCGGCGCAGACGATCCACTGGCTTTCCTTGGTCTGGGTGCTCTCGATCTGGAACGCCAGCACAAAATCGTTCGCCGTCTCAATGCCGGTATACGACGCGCTGGGCGTGATGCCGGACTTGGTAATGGCTTCAGATACAGTCATATCAAAACTCCTTTCATTTGGGCATGTAGTAGGTCAGGCGCATTTGCAGCTGCATCTTACAGCTGCCCGCGCTGTTTGTGACGATGTAGCCGCTGTTCGTCACGGCAATGCCGGTGGGGGTTTTATTCCCGCCACAGGCCGAGAGGTCGGGCAGGTTATGGCGGGCATCCTGCTGCATGACCCACTCGGTGAGCTGCTCGAAAAAGCCGCTGTTCTGGATGTTAACGGCATCCACCTCGCTGTACTCCCGGCGGCTGAGGAAGAGGTAATTCTTCGCCATTTCCCAGCCGGAGATGTACTCGGTGATGATGGGGTCACCGGGGCTGTCCTCGATGGAAAATGCGGTGGATTCTTCTTCCAGCCCGGCAATGCGGAAGGCCGCGCCGGTGGCTTCCTGCTCGTCGGCAATCAGCGGGCAGGTCTTGAGCCATGCCCGTAGGGCGGCAATGGTGGGCTTTACTTCGGACATGGTCAACCTCCCCAGAATGTGGTGACGGCCTGTGTGGCAATGTAGGCAATGGCTTCACCGTAATCGGCCAGAGCACGCTGTCCCCAGTAAGAGCCGCGCAGCCCATTTTCGCCGTGCAGACATTCGCCTTCAGGGTGAAGATAGAACTGCCTGCGTGCATAAGGTGTGTTATAGACCAGCAAGCCTTCGTCAAACTTGCTGGCTTGATTCACGCTGTTTTTCAATATGCCGGTATCGAAGGGCACGTACTGGTCGATGAGAGCGGCGGCTTTCTGCGCGGTGGCGAACTGTGCTTTCTGCAAAGCAGCGGTTTTCTCTGCGCCGAAATTTGTCCGCCAGTCCAGAGACATCTGCACACCGTCTGCCCGGAAGCGATATCCGGCAGGCTGTTCAAAAATGGGCTTGCTCACAGTCTCAGCTCCCTTCCACGTGCCAGTGGGGCAGCAGCGGTTCCCGGTCGTCCGAGACAGCCGCCGCCGTACAGCACAGGTGCGTTTTTTCGAGTTTGGCATACTCTTCTGCGGTCAAGGCAGACACCGTGCCCTGCACCAGCTTCCAGCCGCGTTTCAGGGTCCAGTGCTTGGCCTTCTCGGCAGCAGGCAGAGCCGTCCACTGAGCGAAGGGCAGATAGCCTATGGTGCACACGCTGGCCTGGATGCGGATGTGGGTGGTGCGCTCCGGGTCCTTGGCAGTACCGGAGCCGGAGGTGGAGCGGCATTCCCGCCAGCTGCAAAACGGGAACACCCAGCACACCGGCCTGTCCGTCTCGGTGGCGGTGTCGTGTATGAGGTTCACCACAGTAACAGCTGTCTGCATCACAGAATCCCCCTGTACAGCAGGCCGTGCGGGTCACTGCCCAGCGCGGTACGGATGATCTCATAGGCTTCCTGCCGGGTGGCCGCAGTCACACTTGCATTGCTGCCAAAGGTGACGCTGTAGCCGTCGTTGGAGACGCTGGCAGCACCCGGCACAGCGCCCGCCGCAGACGCAGCGGCCAGCAGGCCGACGATCTGCCCGCAGGCATCTGCCAGCGCTTCCCGGCAGGCCTCACACCCGGCAGCGTGGCTCTCGGCCCGGCCAAAGGTGGCGGCATCGATCATGCGGGAAGCCCGGCTGCACAGCACGCCGAAGGCAGCTTCCGGCACGGTGCCGCCCGCCGCCGCATACTGGTCATAGGTGCAGTAGAGCATGGGGCCTCCTTATGCTGCGACGGCAGCGGCGGTCAGGAATGCGAACGGAACCTTGGAGCGGTCGGCGTTCAGGCGGGTGGCAGGGTTCGGCAGTGCCCAGCCCATGCGCATGACCACACGCAGGGCCACCATATCCTGCTGGGCGAGGTTGTAAACGATCTCCTTGGTGGAAGGATCCTGAATAACGCCCTGATCCAGCAGCTTCACGGTGACATCCTGACGGATGGAGTACACCAGCTTCTTGAAGTTGCCTGCGATCAGCTGTGCCTTAGAAGCATCAAAGCCGCCGTTCTCCGGGAAGTACATCGGGGCGCCGTCCAGCGCGTAGGTGGTGGCACCCTGCATATCGGAACGGAACAGGGGACGGCCCGTGGTGTCCACAAGGCCGCGCAGCTCTGCCTTGGCGGTCAGGTCGCCCACCACGGCATCCACACCAAAGCCGCCAGCTTCCACCTTGGAGAACAGACCGTCCTTGCCCAGCAGCTTTGCATAGTCGATGGGGCCGGTGACTTTGTTCTTGGCCGCAAGGGTCAGAACATCGGTCGTCCACTCGGTGGGGCGCTCGCCGCCGAACAGGATGGCGTTGTCGATCTTTGCGCCCATGGCTTCCCGGACGCGGGGCTGTACCTCGCCCATGATGTCAAAGCTGGAATCTGCCAGCACAGCTTCGGGCACGGGCACGATGACAGCCAGCTCTGCAGCGGTCATGTACACGTTGTCCCATTCCTGCTTGCTGGTCTTTTTCATGCCGGTGTCACCGTTGACCCAGTAAGCCAGCGGCAGCATGGACAGCACGGGGATCTTGGTCTGGTTAGAGGTCATATTGGCAAGGCGGGTACCCAGCTGCATGACGGTGGAGCTTTTGGGCACGTCCTGCTGGATGGTGTTCACCAGCTGCTCCCGGATCAGGGCCTCAGCCTTATTGCGAGCGATTGCATCAATAGCCATAATAATCAACCTTTCTGGCCGAACGCTGCGCGGAATGCAGCGTTTGCGGCCTCATGTGAGTTTGCAGGCTGGCCGGGTGCGCCGGTCGCCGATGCGGAAAAACGTGCCATGCCGCCGTCCGGCAGAATGGCGCTGGGATCACTCTCTTTGAAAGCCTTGACATAATCATCAAAGCCCAGAATATCGCCGTCCTTCATAGCAAAATTCTGGGCCTTGGCATCTGTCAGAAATGCCTTGCGGGCGCTCTCGCTGGAAAACTTCAGGCCGGATGCCTTGCGTTCCAGAGCGTAGCCCTTTTCGAGGGCAGCGACCTGAGTCGCAGCATCGGCCTTGGCCTGCTCGGCCTTGGCCTTCCACTCAGGGTCGTAGCCCTCGAGTTTGCTGTTTGCAGTGGACAGCTGTTCGGTCAGGGTGGTTTTCTCGGCCTTGAGGGTGGTGATCTCGTTCACCTTGGCCGTGATATCCGCGCCGTGCAGGTTCATGATGCTGTCCAGCTGGTCCGAGGTGATACCCGGAATGATCTTGCTCACATCTTCGCGTTTCACTTGCGATGTGCTCCTTTCTTTTGTCTGTTGGGTGGATAAGTCCCTGCTGTTTTGTATCGCGGTTCTCATTCCGCACGGGACAAGACGGGGTACGCGCCGCCTTCCGCTGTGGTGCCGCTTGCGGGAGTTGAACCCGCCACCCCCGGATTAAAAGTCCGGTGCTCTGCCAACATGAGCTAAAACGGCATAAAAAAGCGGCTGACGCTGTGCGCCAACCGCTGAGTATTAAATTTTACGGCCTTGTTTCCACGCTTGGCAAAACGTCTGTGTGAAAATAGAGCTTGTAGTGGTAGGGGTCGGTATGGGTGCCGGTGATGTCCTCAACCACATACATGGTGTAGTCGTTCAGATAGATGTAGTTCTTGCGGTAGGAATCCGGGCCGACTTTCACCGTGCAGACCAGCTCATTGTTTGAGTTGTTGGAGATGGACATGTAGCCCTCGGCTTCCATAATGACCTTATCGGTGCGGGCGTTGTAGACGGTGATCTTGCGCTCACTCTCGAAGTAATCTGCCTGCTTGGAGATGTTGTAGTTGGCCTTTTCGGCTTCGCTGGAACAGCCACACAGCAGAATGGATGCGGCCAGCGCAAGGGCGAGAAGAATCTTTTTCATGGTTCGTTCCTTTCTGTAAAAATGGGCAAAAGAAAACCACCGTCCGGGTGGATGGTGGTTAATCCTTATTGGCAAGAGCTTTGAGGTATTCCCCATACAGACGCTTTTGCTCTGCACGCTCGGCATCAATTTCGGGAGTAGAAATAACCCCTCTGCCGGGGACTGTATGTGTACGCCGATATTCAGCAATGAGCGCATTTTCACGCCGGACGCTTTCCTTTGTGAGCTGGTCAATCTGTTCCAGAGTATAAATCATGTTCGCTTCTCCCTGTGATAACACTTCAAGCCAAGTCTGCGGCATGTTTCGTCAATAATGACATGCTGGATATTTTCTTCATAATCATCGAAGCCATACCCTCTGCTTTCCATTACGGCATTTCGCTCCTCGCGAACTTCCTCACACACGGCTTCCCACTGCTCAAACGTGATATTTTCAGGTACAACAAAACGATAGCGGTATTTGTAGTCAACCGCTTCCATGACAGCAGTACCGTCAGCGAATGCGCCGGGGATATCTGCGTCTGTGCTAAAAGAATATTGCGTGGTTTTCGGTGGATGGGTGTGAATGTTGTAACTACCTTCCAGTTTACCACCCAGATACGAACAGTCAACCCCTCTGGGATTGTTGTCGGTCATATAATGTACTTCGCCATCTTTTGTAATGACCATCATATGCTCAACGTCAGATTTTGCATAGCCAGAACAGAACGAATTTTTAAGCGCGTCAACCTGTTTCGTGTTGGTCGTATCGACCTTTCCCAAAACTTTACGCACGGTTTTTCCATTCTGTCCAGATGCGCCGCCGCTTCCTCGTGTACTTTTAGCCTCAGGAAGCTCTGCCTTTCGCGCCTGTGCGCTTGCCCTGCCGGCTTCGCTCCTGCCGAACTTGGGCACGCTGACACGGGCGCTGTCCACACGGCCACCCGTGGCCTGTGCAAACTCTGCAAGGCTCTGGCGGGCCGCTTTCAGGCGCACAGCGCTGGCGGTAGGGTCCAGCCCGGCAGCATCCTCGGCCAGATACCGCTTTTTCCAGCGGCGGACGTTCCGCTCCCGGGCACGCTGCATCTGTGATATCTCGTAGGCGGTGTACTTTTTGCCGTTCCACTCGATGTTCCGGGCGTTCAGCTCCTGCAGCTCTTCCCGCGTCCATTGGGGCGGAGCGCCCAGCTCTGGAAAAATTGCAAAATGTGTATGAGAACAATTCCAGCCGTAAATACCATCGCCGGAACCATAGTGTGTTGCTTCATAAAAATCAGGGTAATACTTACCCTTGTAAGTGACTGCACCGCCCCGATGAAACTGCCGTCCCTGCCATTCTGCATGAGAAGGACGTGCACCGCCATGGGCACTTGTCTCCACAAACTCGCAGCCCATTTCGTCCATGCGGGCTTCCTGAAGCTTGCCGCAAGTCTGGTTCACACCGGTCAACACGGCACGGCGGGCGGCCACCTCGATGCTGTCCTTGTGGCCGCTGGGATAGGTGACCATGGGCATCTCGTCCGCAAGGCTGTCCACGGCCTGTTTGACGGCGGTTTTGTAGTCGAAGGCACCGGTGCTCACCTTGAGCCATGCAGCGTCCAGCGTGCGCTCAAAAGCCCCTGTGACGGTGTTTGCCGTGGTGGCGGTGAGGTTCTGCCATGTGCCGCAGGTCTGCCGCGCGCCGGCATCCAGCAGGTTGTTCAGGGCGGCGCTCTCTTCAAAAGGGGGCGGCTCCATGTCGTAGTGGTAATAGATCGCATCTTCCCGCTCCATGGCTTCGGTGGCGGCCTGCAAAAGCAGCCTGCGGATGGCCGTTTCGCTCTTGCCGGTGTACTTCGCCAGCAGCTTCACCACGTCGTTGCGCAGCGCCTCGGTCTGCTGGTAGCGCCACAGCTGCCAGTTTGCAGTAGCGGTCACTTTGTCCATCTTGCCGATGCGCCGGGCCACGTCCTGCAGGATCTGCTCTTCGACCTGTTGCCAGAGCTGCACAAAGGCATCCGGCATCCGGTCGAGATAGCTCGGCGGCAGCATCAGGCACCCCCGAAGGTGAGGGCTTCAGGGCTGCGGTTCTCAGCAGCCGCTTCGGCGGCAATGGCCTTGGCATCGTCCTCGCTGTATCCCTCAAACTCCACCAGATACCGCCAGAAGGGGAACTTGCCTGCTGTAACGTAGCCCCAATACATCTGCTTGCGCTCCTTGGGGTCAGAGATGATACTGTCGTCAAAGTCAAAGGTCACGTTGCAGTCGCCCGGCGGGGAAACGGCTGCGCCGCTGTTCCACTGGGCATCCAGCAGCTTACTGATGGAGTATACCAGATCGGTCAGCGCATTGCCCAGCGCCCGCTGCAGATCCTTGACGGTAGTGTAGCTGCGCTGCTTGCTGCTCCTGATCTCCTCGGCGGTCTTATCCACGTTCTGCGGGTCGGACAGGGTGCCGTAGGCAAGGCCGCACTGGAACTCCACCCGCTTGAGCATGGTGTCCAGACCATGCCGATAACTTTCATCGCGCAGGGCAGGGGCAAACACCTCGTAGAGGTTCCGGCCATTGGCCCCGGAACTGCCGTTCAGCCAGTTGCGGTAAAGGCGCTGCTCACGCTGCGGCATAACGCTCTCGCCGTTGATGTCGGGCCGCAGGGCGGTCTGGTCAACGTCAAGGGCCAGCTGCCCGCCGTCATACTCCCACAGCAGCCGCCCATACTGTTCATCGGCATCATGGATGGTGTCAACAGCAGCGGCATAGACGCTCACGCCCAGCGGGGAGTGCCGATCAGTGGAATTGCCGCTGGACACTCTGAAATAGCCCCAAAGCGGACGGTCTACATCGGAGAACTCGGTGTGCGGCGAGATCGCAGCCCATTCCGGAACATCGGTCAGCGGGACTTCAATGCCGAGGTCTGCACTGGTCATGGAACGGAACGCCTTGACCGTGATGCTGTACGTGCTGCCGGAAAACTCGTGATCTTCAAGACGAGTGTAAATGCGGTTGCCACGCACCAGATGGTCATAAAAAATAGCCCCGGTCATGCGGCCAGAGCTGTCAAAGCGGGTAGGGCAGAAGCAATCCCCCTGCACAGCATCGATCTGGATGCGTCCCTCTGCATCGAGGAAGGGCCGGAACAGGATGCCGCCCAGCGCACAGCCGTATTCCACCGGGGTGCGCAGATCTGCAATGAAAGGCTGCAGCATGGTGTTGATGCTGTCGGCGCGGGCACTGCCGGAAACAATGCATTCCATTTCAAGCGTGGTCAGACGGGCCAGCTCCGATGCAACACTCTGGGCAAGCTTCAGGCTGTGCAGGGTGTTCTTGCCGCCGTGGCACCACGGCCCGCCGGTATCGTACATCTGCGCCCACAGGATGATCGCATTCTCCATGCTGTAGGACACGCTGGCGCTGACGGTGGTATTTTCACCGAACAGCAGCCGCGCTTTCTCCCGCAGCCAGAAAAGCAGTCTATCAAACATTATTTTCGTCTCCAGTCTGCCCAGCGGATCAGCGGGGCCAGTATCGTATAGCAGAAATAGCGGATGTCGTCCATGGCGTGGTCGTTCTCCTTCACGACGCGGTCCTCTTTGGCTTTGTCATCCCACGAGTACAGGCCAAACTCCCGGCGGGATGCCGTGCAGCTTTCGTGGATGGTCACAAGCCCGGCCTGCATCAGGGATGCCACGCAGCGGATGCCGTTCAGCACATCGTTATCAGCGGGGATCACCAGATACTTGCCGTGCCGCCGGATGGTCTCGATGAAGGAAGCAGCGGACGGGTCAACCACCACAGCCTGAATGTAATAACCCTTGGTCAGGCGTTCCAGCTCGGCATAGTGCTCTTCGTCCGTGCGCTGCACACGCTCGGCACGGCTGTCAAAATAGCTTTCCTTGATGCGCAGGGCCTTGCCATCATGAATGACCCACAGGCCCATGCTGCAGGGGTTGTGCGTGCCGTAGTCGATGGACACGTAAAACTGCCCATCGATGTGGGAAGCATCACCGTGAAAGAGGTAGGTGTCCTGCCCGGCGGAGAAGAAAGGGTATACAAGGCCCTCGGCAGCTTTCCTTTTACCGAGGATATCACGGGCATACCAGACCGTGCTGCGGTCGTAGGTTGCAAGCACAGCCCGGAGCTGGTCGTCCGAAATGCTCATGTTATCGGCAATTGTGAAATGCCCATAGTTGAAGCCGTATTCTGGGTTCTCGTTCTGCTTCTTTTCGTGCAGATTCAGGATATTTTCATAGTACCAGTGACCCTCAGCCTTGGGGTTCAGGTCGTGAAACACTTTTCTGTCCGGGCTGGACAGGGTACGGTCGAACACTTCCTGAATGAATGCTTCGCTGCACTCGTTCACCTCGGTGATGTATGCGGTACCGTAGGTGTTGCCCTTGATAAGCTTTTCGTCACCGGATTTGCCACCACCAGACACCAGCACCACCTTTTCGCCGGTGGCAGTCTGGATGTACAGACAGTCGCGGTTCTGGTAGGTGCCCTCACGGCAGCGGCCCTCAAAATAGTTTTTCAGGCCGAAGCCGTCACAGTCCAGAATGTTCAGCCGGGCCGTTGCAGTTGATACGCCCGCAATGAGGTGTATTCTGCTGGGATGCTTTTCCAGAATAGTGCAGTAGGCCATAGTGATAAGCACGTTCTTACCGCCGCGTTTGCCGCCCTCAGCCACATTGAACCAGTGGTCGAAACAGTTCCAGAAGAAACGCATCTGGTTTTGTGAAAAAGGTGCAGGTATGTTCATGTCTCAAAGTCCTTGATGTCACGGTCAGGCACGGGCCGCTGCAGCAGATCTGCAAGCGTCTGCATGTCGTTATTCTGGGCTTCGGTCGTGTTCTCCTGCGGTTTGTCCTTCCACTTGTCTGGCTTCCGGTTTTTCAAATAAAAAATCTGGGCCGTGACGTTTGCAGGCACAACGACCTGTTCCTCTGCATACTCAATGCGTTCTTCTTCAAGCCGCTTTTTTCCATCCACCATGACCTTTTTCAGCTTGATGGGCTTTTTTACGGTTACGGTGCGGGTCTTGCAGCTCTCGAACAGCTCATTTTCCACAATGTAATCAGCGTTTTCCCGCCCTACTTTTAAAGCGTCGGAAATGTCGGGAAATCGGCTTTTCCATTCATTCAGGGTATCGCGGTGTATTCCAATGTTCTGAGCTATTTGTTCCTGCGTCAGGCCGTCTCTAGCCCATCCACGAAGCAGCGTCAACCCTTCCGGCTCTAACCACTGCTCATACTTACCTTTGCGGCCAATCGCAGATCACCTCATTTCAGACCAAAGGTCTCGTTCACATAGTCACGCTTCGTTTTGTAGACGTTGAGCATTTCGCTTTCAAAGCTTTCCCCTCTGAGCCTTCTGGAATTGGCTGTGTTCTGGTACAGCGACTGAAAGCACATCGCTGTACCAGTTTTCTGCATCTGAGGGGTCTTTGCGGGCTTCCCACCATGAAGCAGGTGGTTCAGGTTATACTCATTCACCTTGAATCCGGGAAGGTCAGAGACACCGCAGCAACAAAGGCTGTCTCCCAGTTCTCTTGTTCTGTTTTCTCCGCTGTAAAGAGCAAGGCCAAGTTCATGCGCCCTCTGCTTCAGCTTAAGAATATCGCCCTCGATCAGGGCTTTCGGATAGGTATAGTCTCCCGCAACCTTAACAAGGCCCGGTCTTTTGCTTGCAAACTTCATGCCCTCGACAATAACGCCGTAGGCACCAGCTGCCTTGAACTTTTCAAGGTTTTCGTAAACTTCTCCGTATACCTCATGCATGTACGGCTGAATCCTGACGATCAGGCGCTTCACACTCGGAGCAACCTTTCTCGCAATTTCCAGACGTTCTTCAAACGATGGTGCGCCTTCTTCGAGCTTGTCATAACTGCTGCACACCATGCTGATCTGCACAACGCAGTTACACTTTCTCAGCAGTTCGAGATATTCAGGCTCTGCGATGATCCTTCCCTTTGTCGAAACAACAAAGGGGTATTTGGTTTCAGCAAAGACGCGCAGAGCGTTGTAGCTCATGCGGTAATAGTGCTCACAAGGCTGGAAAGGGTCGCTCACGCCCCCCAGTGCAACGGAATATTCCAGTCACACCAGTTGGTCTCAGACGTTCGCTTTCCCTGAATCCAGCTCATGAGGGCTTTCATGCCTTCACCTTTCTGCACCTTGCTGATGTCATACTTTCCGTTCCGCTGCACAAAGCAGTATTTGCAGCCGTGCGTGCATCCCTTGTAGGTGTCGAAACGGATAGGCATATCACACAGCCAGCATTGCGACCCGCAGTTAGGCATCTTCATCCTCCGTAACACCGCGAATACGGTTCAGAATGGCTTTTTCAAGCGGCTCCTTCGTATTCTCGCTGATGTATCCCTTGATTTCTTCCTCGCACTCAACGGGGAACGTGAAGGTCACGGAAAATTCTTTCTTTTCCGAAGCCTTTGTGAAACCGTCCTCCATAAGGCTGTCAATGTAGGATACGCCGGCATCATCGTCCTGCGGAATGTCAAAATCAAAGTCAAAGTCACCGAAATCGACTTCAAGCAACTCCTGTTCGAGCTTCGAGAAATCCCAGCCGGTCATTTCGCCGGTCTTGTTCGCCAGCAGGCGGTATTTCTGTTTCTGCTCTTCCGTCAGGCCGGTGTAGCGCACCACGTCGGCCATGTCCACATTGAGCTGCATCAACGCAAGGCGGCGGGTGTGACCGCTGAGAATGACGTTGTTTTCGTCAACCTCGATGGGATCAAGTGCGCTGCACTGCTTGATGCTCTCAGCGCAAGCGTCTACAGCTGCAGGGGAGATCACGCGCGGGTTGTTCTCATACGGCACCAGATCTGAGACCGGCATTTTCAGCAGTTCTTTCTGAATCATCTTTTTTCTCCAAATAAAAAGCCGTCCGGAAATCCGAACGGTCAAAATATCGAATGTGCCGCCAGCTGGATTTGAACCAGCACCCATGGAATGGATGTGCGCAGTGGTTGGCTGTGCAGTGATGTTCCCGTGGTGTCACCAACGTTGTCCCGCCTTAAATGGGCGGCGCTCTGCCAATTGAGCTATGACGGCATATAAGCAGCACCCATGCATTCAGTTTGACGGACAGGCGTAAAACGGGCGGGTGCCGCTGCATCTGGAACTTTCGCGGCCAGATGCCCCGCTATGCTTTGCACAGCCGTCCCCCGACTGTACATTGCATGGCGCTCTGGGCAGGCCTTGAACCTGCAACCTACGGTTTTGGAGACCATCGCTCTGCCAATTGAGCTACCAGAGTAAAAAGCCGCCCTTGGAATCGAACCAGCCGTGTCTACACACACGCGCCGCGCTCCAAACTGCGCTCAGGCGGCCATATAAAAACAGCTCCGGTTCTCCGCCGGGGCTGTTGGTTGGCGCACATCCTGTCAGGAAAGCTACACCTTGGCAAGGATTCTAAGGCCTTTTCTTGGCACGGGAGGTTGCACGTGCGGCCTTTCGGGTTGTCTGGTCCATGCGCCATACGGTGCGATACGGCGGAATCGAACCGCCTCCTGTCTCTCATGAGCGGCAGGCTGCCTTTGTTTCAATGTATCGCATAGAGCAGTCCGCGAAACGGAAGAGAGAAAAATGCATGCAAAGCCAAAAGGAGGAAATTATCATGGAGGTTCGTTTCGGAGACTGCGTAGAAGCGGCGCTCCGCTGTGCGCGGTTCCGCTTGTACTGATTTTACCTTACTGCGCCCCGTTTCGGGAGTGCCAGGGCATCACAAAATAAACGGTGCCTTTCTATGCAATTTGTACAATTCATACAGTGCTGAAGTCTGGCCAGATCTCTGCAAGAGCTTTGCAACCCCGGTTAATACGCTTCCGGACAATATCAACACCGGAAACCCCGGTTTCATCGGCAATCTGATCCTGCGTTTTTCCATTAACGTAAAAATCTACGATCGCATTTGCGCACTCTGTAGCAACGACAAGGCAATATGCCCGCTTTGTTGCCTCGTTCTGCAACGCTGTCAGCCGCTTCACCATCTCTCGATACCGCGTCTGCTCCTCAATGATATCCACAGCAGCATTACCGATTTTGTCTCCGTTTCCTGACGCAGTAGGCATACCGGAAAGGTTCTGCGTAATCTTTGTAGCGCTGCCATAGATCCTGTGAATACGTTCGAGTTGTCTATCCACGTCTATCTTGTAGTCCCTGCACTGTTGAAACCATGCCTTGACATCGCGGTAGTCTACACCGTCTCGCTTTTCATTTTCAGGTGCACATGTGAAGATCATCTTTTTTCTCCTTTACTCCCTCCAAAAATAGCAACACTCCGGGCGCTGCGAACGGGACGCGGTACTCCACCAAATCAGCAGGGGTGATGTACTTTCGGCCAAACAGGCGCTTCATGTCCTTCCAGACGGCCCACGGGACGCGGTAGAAAGCCCTGCCGCTAAATGAGCATAGTACAAAGGCGACACCTCCGAGGGCTTCTGTGCGGCTCAGACGGAGCGATTGTGCGGCCAACACACGATCAAAGGTCAGCCGGTCACTGTCAGTGTGCTTTGCTTCAAAATTGATGGCTCTTCCGCCTTTGAGAATGCCTTTGTAGTCCGGCTGGGCCTGTTTCGTGTAGCAGGCAAGGAACCGGCCAGCACGGTCTGGGCTTCCGATCGGACGCATAGGTTCCGGGGTCTTTTCGATGTCTGCAAGGCCGATGGATCTGTAATAGGCGCAGGCATTGTCAATGATGCTTTCAAAGCCTTCGCCCTCTGCGCGGCTTCTTGCACCGGTATAGCTGCGGCGAATGCTGGCCGCCGTTCTTCTGTTATTCATTGCTCAATTCCTCCACATAGCGCCAGCTTTGGGGCGGGCGAGTGATCTCCACAGGCCGCATGCTCAAAAGCACAGCTTTCATGCTCACGTCTCTCCCTTCAGTAATACTCGATTTCAACCAGCGAGGTAGACACCAGCTCAAAACGTCCATCTTCCAGAGGGATGCGGAGCAGGTGATACTGATCTCTGCAAACGTATGATTTCGGCAGCAGCTCGCTGAAGTCCTCCACGGTGATGGTATACTTCGGAGATCGTGTTCCAGCATATCCGGTCTTTACAATTTCCGGGGAATAGACAGTAACGTGGTAGCATGGCTTTCTTTCAACTTCTGCCTCGGCAGTGGCCGCACCGCAGGATGTAAACCACAGCGTCAGAATCAGCAGCACAGCTGCTGCGATAAAGCAGACCATTCTCTTTTCGGTTTTCATGCTTCACTTCTCCTCCTCAAAAGTCCCAGTCTGAAGGAACACCGAGACGGCATTCTCCATCGCCATCGTTACTGGTCGGCTTATCGAACGGGCAACCTGGGCAACCATTTCCGGTCGCCAAATGGCAGTGGCAAAAGCCCATCAAATAATGGGCCATGTCCTCCGGACTCATAGTGTCGGTTTCAGGGTTAGATTTCGCTTGATCATTCATCGTCGCCCCTCCAATACTCCACAAAATAGGTCAAAGTGGATTTTCCGCTGCGCTTTTCCTTGCCCATACGGACGGTGTAGCCGTTCATCGACAGGACGACGACCAGTGCTTTTCGGTCCTCCACCTTGTCGCAGTCAATCTTGTAATGCTGTGACATGTATTCATCCTCCGTGCCGCTACTTGTATAATCAGCAGCAGTTTATGTAACTGTGTTTGTATTTCAGACCTTGAGATCGCTTTGCGGGCGTTCCAGCCAGTCGCGGACGGTATCTTCGGACGGCGCGCCGTCGTCGCACAAGGCCAGAACCGCCGGAACCAGCTTCCGGGCCATTTCTTCATCATCCATGTCCCGGATAGCGTCTCCGATCGTGGTCTGATCGCTCGTTCTGATTTCCAGCGCCAGCTTCACGACGGAGCCGTCCTGACGGGTCCACGAGCAAATAAGGCTCTGGCCGCCGATCTTTTCCAATGTGGTCAACATCGTATCGCGACAGGCGGCGATAATCGCTTCAGCTCTTTCCATTACCTGTACTCCTTTCCAGTTGCCTTGTCCCGCAAGGGGATTCGTCCAATGATCTCAAAACCTGCCCACTCGGCCACCTGCCGAAGCAGGGGCACGAGGAGGCTGATTTGCAGCAGTTTGGCAGCTTCCTTCTGCCGCTCATCCTTCTGCATGCTGCGGAAAGCTGCGCAGGGGGTCGGATCTGCATAATGCTCGGCGTTCCGGCTCATGTTGTCATTGCTCATGTTCAAGCTCCATTCTCCAACAGGTCAAACAGAGTGGGTGCATCCTTTTCTGCATCCGCAGATTCCAGATAGCCCACGCCGTCACGGAAATAATCCGGGTTCAGCTCCACGCCCTTGCCTCTGCGGTTCATCTTCACGGCCTCATACGGCACAGTGAACAGCCCCGCAAAGGGGTCAGCTACCAGCTCGCCCTCGTTGCTGTACCGCTCAATCAGGCGCTGCACGATGTCGATCTGAAGCGGGCAAACGTGGAGGTTCTGCCGCCGCTGGCTCTGGGTGGTGTTTAGGGTGCGCATCCGGTTGATATCGTCCCAGACAGTCATGTCCCACGAGCCGGGAGCGACCACCATGAACGTGGACGGCAAACGGCCATCCTTGTCCAGACTTTCCGCGAGCTTGACGTGTTCCTCGTAGGAGTAGACGCTGTTCCGGCTGAACTTGCGGTATACGTTTTGCAGCTTGGAGGTCGGGATTTTTTCCAGTTCCTCGCGGGTGAAAGGCCGGTCGCCGCTGCTGCGCCAGAATGCGTGAGCGTCAATTTGCCACTGGGCGCGGGTGTATTCCTCTTTGGACTTCTTCACCGGCGTATCGGCATATCCACGGCTGCAATCGGTGGGCAGCTTGCGGAACAGCAGGATGTATTCTGGGCAGCCAACACCCATCTTCGTGCCGTCCTTGCACTGCTCTGTCCATCCCAGACGGTAGGTCTGGTTATTCTCCCGGACAACGTCCGTGACAACCGTAATCATTCCGAAATAGGCGAACCCATGCTTCCGGAAATGAGCGATACAGTCCGCGTGAAACGGCTCAATGGTCGGCGCTGCAAGGCCGGTGACGTTGGCGAACTCCACGCGATCTTTCACATGGATTGCAGCCACGCGACCCGGCTTCAGGGTGCGCAGCAGTTCCGGGGTCAGATAGTCCATCTGACGGAAGAACTCTGCATCATCCGGGTTATGGCCGAAGTCATTGTACGAGGGCGAATATTCGTAATGGTTGCCGAACGGGATACTAGTCACATACAGGTCAATGCTGTCCGTTGGCCAGTTCCGGACTTCTTCCACACAGTCGTTGTTGATGGCCGTGTAATTGTTTCCCTTGACTTCCACTCTCTCACATCCTATCGTTCTCTTCAGGGTCTCAAGCGCAAGGCTACCGAGACCGTATTCTTTGATGATTTCCTCCATCTGCTCGCTCAGTTCATCGTACTGTCTCCACTTGCGTTGCAGCGCCAGCAGCACCTCCGTCTCCGTGTCCATGTACAGGATGTCGATGATGACCGGGGACTTTTGCAGGAAACGGTAGATGCGGTGAATGGCTTGAATGAAGTCGTTGAACTCGTAGTCGATGCCCATGAAAATGGCGCGGTGGCAATGGCGCTGGAAATTGCAGCCGGAACCGGACAGGCTTTTCTTGGTTCCGAAGATGCGGGTGCGGCCCTGTGCGAAGTCCATGACCCGCTGCTCTCTGGTTTCCAGCTCCATGCTGCCGTAGATATCGACCATCTCCGGCACGGCCTTTTTGAGCGCCTTGCGCTCGTCCTCCAAATCGTGCCAGACCACAAAATGCTCGTCCGGCGGTGCCTCCGCAATGATGCGGGCTACCTCGGCGGCGCGAATGTCGATGCTGTCCCGCTTCTCTTTGGCTGCATCCTGCAAGCCCATCGCGGCATCATGGCCGAGCTTCATCTGGCCGTCGGCTTCAAATTCAGCGGGCCGGTCAAGGCTGTTCAGCTTGTGATACCGGATGTCCAGCGGCGGCAGGGCGTAACCATCATCCGAGAATCCGAGATCGGACGGCTTCTGAAGGAAAAGCCCCCAGCTGGCGCACCAAATCCAGAACTCCCGCTCGCGACCAGGATAAAGGGTCAGGTTGTTCGCTTTGGTGCTGTCCCTCTTGAAAAAGCGGGTCAAGCTCTGGCCGGTGTCCATAATTTCGAGGAACCCGGCATAGTGAATCAGCTCTTTGTAGCGGTTCGGGCTGGGTGTCGCGGTGTTGGTCAGCTTATACTTGATGCCCTTGAACTTCTGCATGAAGCTCTGATAGGTCTTGCTGCCGAAGCTGCGCAGTGTGGCGGCCTCGTCCAAACTGACCGCTGTGAAATGATGCGGGTCAATGTCGCCGTCTCTGACGCGCTCGTAGTTGGTCAGGACGATGGGGGCTGTGCTGGCCTCCACTTCGGCCATCGTGCGGCAATAGGGCGGCTCGTCCATTCCCAGCAGGTTCACAGCGTCGGACTTGAACTCCGGCAGGACGTTCAGCGGCATCACAACGAGCGTCTGTCCGCCCTCGTGCTTCTGGAGCAGCCTGCACCATTCGAGCTGCATGATGGTCTTTCCCAGACCGAAGCGGGCGAAAATGCCACGGCGGCCCCCGCGCAGCGCCCACAGGACGCTCACGCGCTGGTGATCTTTCAGCGCCGGGCTGACCTCGGCGGGGTCAATCTCGATACCGGACAGGGGCGCAATGTCGATTTTGCGCTCCAAAAACTCCTTGTATGTCATTTTGCGTGTTCATCTCCCATTGTTCTCCCTCTCTCACTTCACAGACGGGTTTACACGTTCCACCAGCTCACAGCCGGGCACTGCCGTGCCGGTCTTGAGCAGGGCCGCAATGGCCGTCTTGTTGGGTGCGCGGGTGGTCATCTCGGTCATGTACTCAGCAGGAACAGCGGCTTCATCAAGCACGCAGACGGCCTTACTGCGGCGAAAGCTCACCGCGCACCGGTCACTGCTGAAGTTCTGCCCACCCAGAGCATCGGTCAGATAGTGCTTGAGACTGTCGATCTTGCGCTTTGCGGCTGCCTTGCGGTCAGCAAAAGCCTTTTCCTGCGCTTCAAAGGCCGCAACATCGGCTTCGAGATTCTTTACCCAGCAGGCGATGTTGTCCACCTTCTCTGCCTTTGCCATGTTCAGCTTTTCCAGCCGGTCGATGTCCATAACCTCGCCGGTCTCCGGATCGATGCAGTCCAAAATCTGCGAGTTGATCTCATACAGGTTCATAGTGCTTTTTACCTCCATGCGTTCAGAGCACGAGAAACGGCCCTGAACGGCGTTTTGCGTTTTGTAGTATAACTTTGCCGGTTTACCCTAAAACCATGCTCAGAGAGCTGCGTATGCCGGTCTGAGCGCATATGTAGCGGCTATTGCTTTTTCAACGGCCTTCGCCGGGCTGCGTCTGCCAGAAAATTCTTTGCATTTTCGGCTTCCTCTGCCGGGCGGCTTGCCATGAACGCCCGGTTGCGCGGGGCATTCGCCTTTTTTGCTTCATCCCTATCGCGGGATATCCACCCGGATGCTGCTGCTTTCCAGTTCTTCATGGGATTCCGGCCCACCTTCCAGCCGTTGGATTCGTAATAGGCATGGAACCGAATAGCCTGCGCTTCTGTGCCACCCTTCTCCGCAAAGTAACTTTTCACCGTTTCAACATCCGGCGGTGAAAACCTGCTTTTAGGGGTAGGGGGCAGCGCTTCAGCGCTACTACTATCAGATACTTTAGTATCTGTTGTACTTTGTACTTTGTACTTTAACCCCCCATCGGTTTTAGTGGGTTTCTCGGAAAACCCATGGGTTTCTGTGGGTTCTTCTGCAATCCCGTCGGTTCCAGTGGCTTTTCTGGGCCTGCCGCCTTTTCGTCCGTTTTTCCTGTTTGCCAAAATAGAACGTCTGTACGTTTCAATGTTTGTATCCATTGAACTTCTCAAAGACTCAAATGCCATCTTCTCAAGGTCTTCAAGCCCTTCCGGCTCTTTGCCGTGCTCCACATACTGCCGCATTTTTGTGAGCACATTTTTGTATTGCTCAGGTGGCAGGATGTCCAAGATTACGAACTTGTCAAAGGGTATCAACAGCCCTTTCGGGCGGGCCATTTCGATATCGTCCACCACAAACCACCTCCTTCCCGTTTTTGAAAACCCAATGGTTTTTGAAAAAAACCGATGGGTTTTCTTGGGTTTTTACAGGTCAATGATCTTAACCTCAACGCCGTAGCCGATAACGTTCCGGCACTGCTGTTTGATGCGGGGGATCGCAACAGCGCTGCTTTTGAGGAACTTCTTCGTGCTTGGGGTGCAGGCCAGATACAGCGTAACGCCGTCCAGACTGGCCTTTGTTCCGCGCAGGTTGTCCGCAATGAACTTGTCACCGTAGACCTCAACACGACGAATAACCTCTCCCCAGTTTGCAAAATCCTTGCCCGGATACTTCGTAGGGGTGGCTTCCGGTTCAGCCTGCTGGCTGTTCTTGCTCTTGAGTTCGTTCAGGGCATCCAGCATTGCAGACATGCAGGAAGCGCACACCTTGATCTCGTTCTGAAGCTCAACAAGGGCACTGTTCAGGCACACCAGCTGGTCGATAGCCTTTTTCATGTCCTCGTTCTGACGATACAGGCGGCTGTCGATAGATTTCAGCAGGATGTAAACCCGGCTATCATCCGGGGTATCATTCGGTACATCCTCAAGCATGAAGTCGTATGCACCGTTGCGGATATTGACAACTGCCGACACGGAACGACCGATAATGGCTGCGACCTCTGCATCTGACAGGCCCTTACTAAGAAGAAGCTTTGCATTGCGCACCTCTTCCGGCATAATATTTCTTTTTGCTGGCATTTTTCTCTCCCTCATTTCTGCCGCTCAGAACGGCAAATCTTCATCGTCGTTGATAACGGCAAAATCGTCCGTGCCGGTCTCAGCCGCCTGCTGGGCGCTCTGAGCGTTTCTAGCTTCGCGGGCATAACTTTCCGTCTGTTCATCAAAACCCCGTGTAGACGTGCTGTCAGGGGCTTTCGAACCGCAAAAGCTGACCTCACGCACCTGAATCTCATAGGCAGTGCGGTTGTTGCCCTGCTTGTCCTGATATTTCCGGGTCTGCAAGCTGCCATTGACGGCGATTATGCTGCCCTTGTCGAAATACTTGGACACGAACTGTGCCGTCTTGCCCCATGCAACGCAGGGCAAGAAATCCGTCTCGCGCTGGCCATTGGCAGAATAGCTGCGTTCGCAGGCGATATCAAAGGAGCAGACCTCCTTGCCGCTTGTGGTGGTGCGGAGTTCCGGGGTGTGGGTCAGGCGGCCCATAATTGCGATCATGTTCAGCATAGATCAGCCCTCCTTCGGCTGCTTCTGGGCACACGTCCAGCATAGAACGCGCCCAAACTTCTTCTTGGTGCTTGCGGCGGTCTCTGCCGGTTCAACGGTGCGGCCCTTATAGGTCACCGGCTGCAAGGGCTTGCCACAGCAGGCGCAGACAAAAGACTTTTCCTGTACAGGCTGCGATTTCGGGGCAGGAGCATTACGCTTCGGGGCGGACTGCTTCGGCGGCTTGTTCCCACCTGCGGGGTTTCGACCTTCTGCCGCATGATACTCGTCCGTGTCGGCATCCTTGGTATCGTCGATGCAGAACAGGCCGTTCAGGGCATACTTGCGGGCGTAGCTGCTGGATGTTCCCGTCACCTGTGCAGCGTCCATCTTGGTTTTTTGCTCCGGCTCTCTTGCGTATGCCTTCACGGAAATGCAGCCACCATCCAGAGATTCCAATTTTGCAGTGGCTTCGATGTAGTGCCACCCCTCAAGAACCTTCGGTTCATCGGAGAGCGTAAGCAGCAGGTTATGAGCCTTGAGAATAGGCTTCACTGCTTCCAAAATGTCCTCACAGGAACGATACCTGTACCCGCCGAAGGTGTTCATCTGCCCTTTCGGGGCCTTGAGTTCGCTCTGCACAGCGGCCAGAGCGGCGTAAATGCTTGTGCTTTCCATTACTCTTCATCCTCCTGATCTTCGGTCTGTTCTGCCCCTCGCGGCAGGAAATAGTAGTCGTCCGGCGGCTCAAGTGCCGGGCCATAGCCGTCAAGGGCAAGATCATACATCTGGTTCATGCTACCACCTCAGGTGCGGGGTCAATGGCGGCAGGGGAGATGTCCTGTGCAGGAATCAGCTTTCCAGCGGTCAAACGCTGCAGAGCAGGGGAGTGCTGCGTTTCGCTTGCAGGCTTCCCGAACTTGACATCCGCGCCCAGATCTTCAACCTCGACCGTGACGCGCAGGCGGTGCAGACCGGTAGTGTCGTTGAATGCACCCGAAACGCTGTCAAGCAGCTCGTCAACGATGCCGGGGACGTACTTGCCGTCCATAAACTTGCCGTCGCTCGAAAAGCGGCCCTGAATCTCAACATAATTTTTTTCCATCTTGTAAAACCTCCGAAAATGTGTTATCTTCGGGTTGATGTGACCTGTAAAATCCATCAGCCCTTGCAGCCTGCCGGTGCGCCAACACCAGCAGGCTGCTTTTTCTTTTGTGCGGCCAAAATCTCTTTGATGCGGCCTTTGCCGTAGGTCCCGGCGCTTGCTGTGAAACGCTCGTTGTCGTCCACAAGGCCCTGATGGATTGCCTCGGCCCGCTCTTCCTGCTGGCGGATAAGTTGCTCTGTGCGCTCCCGGTAGCTTGCTTCGAGAGCTTTCACCCTGATATGTACAGCGCGGCACTCCGGGCACCGCTCCGCGCGGCGGCCCACATTGTGCATCACCTTCCCGCAGTCAACACAGACGCGGGTGTAGATCATATTGTTGTTGACTGCCATGTTCAGCCCGCCTTTCTACCGCTCTTCACGGTGTTCTGGGGCTGATGGTGAATCTTGCGGGGCCGCTTCTCACGCGCTTCGGCTGCAAAGCCCTGCAGCATGAAGAACACCGCCAGCAGAATCAGCACCATAGCCGTAATGAACGCACCGTCCGAAATGGTGCCGCCGGTCTGACAGGTGCCCTCGAGGCCCATGCTGTACAGCAGGCCCGTCGCAAAGCTCCCCATTGCAAGCCAGTACCAAACGCCAGATTTGATTCTCATGCGGATTCTCCTTTCTCAACAGTAGGGAAGAACAGCTCCCCGATTTCGTCCTGCCGGATGTCCAACAGTTCACAAATTGCTACGATCTCTTTACTTGTCCACGGCTGGTGCCCGTTCATCCGGGCGCTCATAGTGTACCGGCCAATGCCGCTATGTTCAGCGACTTCCTGATCGCGGTAGCCGCAGCTGTGGAACCGCCCCCGCAGCTTCCAGTACGGAATCTGCCGGAAGGTGCCCTGTACGACCTTCATCATGCTTTTTCGACCTCTTTTCTTTGATGTGTGCCAGCCGTGCAGGCTGGTTCTTGTCCCAGCGGGCTTCCCGCCAGTATTTGTTCCGCCCGTTCATCAGGCGGTCTCCTTGCCAAGACGCTGCTCCTTCTCCTGCTCGCTCAAAAGCTCGCGGGGGTCAACGTTCAGCGTGTCGGCAATGGCCTTGAGCGTCCGGGGGCTGGTGCCGCCCTTCTTTTTGATGTAGTAGTAGGTGGCCCGCTCAAGGCCAGCAGCCTGCATCAGCTCGGTAACATTTACTCCCCGTAAAATCATCAGGGATTCAATTTTTTTCATGCTTACCTTCAAATTATCACCTTCTTTCACGCTTCCAGCCGCTTTGCCCGGACATTCAGAAACTGGTTCACAAAGTAAATCTGTCCCTTCCCCGTGACTTTCGGGGTCTTGTTGATGCTGGTGTGGCCGTCCGAGTGCACCACGGTGGTCTCCTTGATCTCAAACAGGCACATTTCCACGGCCCGCTGGGTGGGCATATTATAGTCGCTGCGCTTGGGGTCGCGGATCAGATAGCCGTGCTCCCGCATCCAGCTGAACAGCCGGTTCTGCCCGATCTGCACACCGTTCTGGCACAGCAGTTTTGCCAGCTCACCTACAAGGATGCTCTTCTTGCTGGCGCTTACAGCATCCGCAAAGATGCCCTTCGGGGTCAGCTCTGCAATCTGAGCGTCCTTGTGTTCCAGCTCGTCGTGGGCGGCAATAAGGGCCTGCGCCATCAGCTCCGCGCGGGAAAGCTGCGGGCGCTGTGCCAGCTGCTTCTCCATCTGGTTGAAGGCCTCGATGTACTTGAGCTTCCACTGCACGGCTTCCTTGCCGGTAAAGCCCATGGCCAGCAGGGAAAAGCCGTCACGGTTCATCAAGTATTCCGGGAATTTCTGGCCGCGATACTCGAACTCGGTCTCGTGGAAGAATTTAGTAGCCGAATTTTCGGCCACTAAAAGTTGACGAATAGCCGCCAGAACGTGCTTATGCTCCTTGCCAAAGCGCTTGGCAACGTCCCGGCTGGATGCCACTGGTTCGCCGTTCTGGGTGGATAAGATAATGTCGTCCATGTGGATTTGTACCTCCTTGTATTCACTTCACTTTCGCTGTAAAATAAAAAGACGGAAAGGAGGTGAATGGAAAAATGATTTTTGAAAATTTTTTAAGAATGCATGGTCTGAATATGCAAATTGAGCGAGATGGTGAAATTATTGCAACCGTTCCAGGTTTGCCAAACCGAGAAACGGCAACGAACCGTCAGTACGTTGGATTTCGCCCAAAAACCGATATTAAAATAGACGATGTTATTATCACTCCGGCCAATGAACGGCTTTATGTAACGGAAACGCAGGCATCGTTCTTCCAAAAGCAGCAGGAAGAAATAAAAGCGTTCTATATGACCGAAGTCGAGAAAAAGCGAAAAGAAACCGAACAGCGTCAGAGTAATATTTATAATATCGGTACAGCTTACGGTTCTGTAATTGGATCAGCCAATACAGCGACCATCAACTACCAGACGAATTTTCAGGAACTGCGGGAAAGGGCAGAAGCTGAAGATGCACCGGACAAAGAGCAAGTCCAGAAGTTAGTTGATCTTGTTGAGATGATCGTAAATGACCAGATTCCTCCGCAGAAGGGATTGTTGTCCAAGTTTTCCGAAACGATGGAACGTCACTCGTGGATTACAAGTGCTGTTGCATCTGCGCTTGTATCGTGGTTGACACAACTTCCGCACTGATCTCGATGGTCAAGTTTAACAATGCTTTTCCATTGCTGGACTGAACCAACGAATAATCCTTCACGTTCTGGATAACCGTTCCGTCTATCTGGCAGCTAAAACGATTGTCCAAGTGCGACAGCTGAATCTCTTGCGCCCCGCGCTTCTCTTCCTTAGGAGCGTGGGGCCTTTTGCTGTTGCTCATCTTCTTCACCTCCTTTGGATGAACTTGCAAAAGTGTAATTAAATTCCACTTTTCTTGCAAAAAAATATGGAATCACGCTGCTGCATGTCCATGCCGAGAGTGTTGGCCAGAGTGTCAATTTCACTGGCCTTAAACTCGGTCTCGTTATCAATTTTCATCTGCAAAGCATACGGTGTCAGGCCCATAATTTCGGCAATGGCCTTATATTTAAGCCCGGAATCTGCAATGATGGAACGCAGCGCATTGGTGTCGGTCATGGTTGTCACCTCCTTTCAAAGTGGAATTGAATTCCACTAACCACATAATAGCACCGAGTGGAAGTAAAGTCAACCTTTTTTGAGGAAAAAATAAAAAATACTTGAATATTATTCCACTCTATGATAAGATAAGAGCGAAGGTTGGTGATTTTATGGCAACTCTATACGACAGAATCAAAAGCCGCCGCACGGAGCTTGGCTTAACAGTCGAAGAACTGGCTCACAAGATGGGCTATAAAGATAAATCTTCTATAAGTAAGATTGAAAATGGTAAAGCCGATATCCCACAATCAAAAATTGCAGCATTTGCTGATGCGCTGCAGACCACCCCCGCCTACCTGATGGGCTGGGAAGAACAGCCGGAGCCCAAGAAGCCCACCATCCCCCCGGGCTTTGAGCCGATGCCAAAGATGAAGAAGATCCCGCTGATCGGAGCCATTGCCTGCGGGGAACCCATCACGGCAGAGCAGAACATTGAAAAAATGGTGGATGTGCCGGAGAACATCCGGTGTGATTTTTCCCTGACCTGCCACGGTGACAGCATGGTAGATGCCGGCATCCATGATAAAGATGTGGTGTATATCCGCATCCAGCCGGAGGTGGAGAACGGAGAGATCGCCGCAGTGCGCATTGACGGCGAAGCCACCCTCAAGCGGGTATATTACAACCCAGGCACGCTGACCCTGATGCCCGCAAACCCGGCTTATGCGCCTATGATCTACACCGGCCCCAAGCTGGAGGAGGTGCACATTGAGGGCAAGGCCGTAGGCTGGACGCACTGGGTGGGGTAATTTTGGATTATCGGAGTCATTCCAGTCTATATAGCGAAGGAGTGTTATGTATGAAGAAAACTATGAAAAAGACCGCTGCAGCGCTGTGCATTGCCGCAACGCTTGTATCTGTGGCAGCGCCGGCAATGGCTGTCAGCCCAGCAGAATATATGAGCACAGCCGCTCTTGAAGAATGCAATACTGCGACGGTAGCGCAGGTGGAAAGCCTGATCAACCAAATCGGAACCGTCACGACTGCCCGCCGCCCGGCAATTGTGGCTGCTGTAAATGCTTATAACGAATTGGACGATGCAAGCAAGGCGCAGGTCAGTAACTTTGCGGTGTTGGCAGAAGCCCAGCAGGTGCTGGGACTGAAAGACGCTCTTGCAAAGCTGAAAATCAGTTACGATAAGGTCGAGGACGCAAGAAGCTATGTGTCACCCACGGAAGACCGACTGAGTAATCAAGGCAAAAGCTATATACTGCCCTTCTTTGTAAATGGCAGCACCAATGATCCGTCAATGTTTTTCATGGTTCTGTGTAGCGGCAACAAATATGTGTACTTGGACACGATCACGATTCGCGCGGGCGAGTATAAATATACCTACACGATCGATTGGACGGATGTGGATCGTGGCTATGATGGAAAGCAGTATTGGGAACTGACCTCCTTTGTAGGCGATGATGAAGATATCCAGTGGTTTAAGAATATTTTGAGCGCTGATGAAATCATTATCCGATACAGCGGCGATGGTGGCAGCATCGACCACACAGTCACCCCCGAAGAGCGTCAGGCAATTACGGATGTCTTGAACGCATATGATCTGTTCAAGGCAGCAAGCCCGACTGTGCGCGCAAAGGCTTTGAATAACTGATGTAAACTAAACAAAAACTCCCCCGGCGCTGCGAACACCGAGGGCGCAGAAGGAGAAAATACGGGATGACAAAAGATACCGAAAAGGTCTTGCTGAAACTTTATCGTGCATACACGGAGCGCCGCAAAACCTTGCCGAAGTCTCAGGCAAAATATTTTGCATCAGAAGATGTGTCGGCTGCATTGCCGGGGATTCCGTGGGATGACGTGAGAGAGGCGCTTGCGGAACTGCGTGATGATGGCTATATCGACCTTTACATGATGGGTGCCTGCGATCTGTTTCCGAAGGCTATCGAGTACGGCGAAACGGCTGTCGAACGCGGCATTGACAAGGCGCTGGATGTGTGGAGTAAACTCCATTAACCGAGTTTCAGTTTGTCCACCGAAATGTTCAGCGTCATATCTGCGAGGGGATGGCCCGCATCGCACTGGATGGAGAAGCCTTTGACGCGATGGACTTCAACACCGTTCAACTTCATTTTGAAGTCTTTTTCGTCAAGATAAAGTTCGACGGCATTCTGACGCTCTGACATGATAGCACCTTTCTTTCTGTGTATGAATGAAAAGATTCGTTCACGTTCATTATACATCAAAATTATGCTAAAGTATAGCATAATTTTGATTTGCACAAACAAATAAAAAAACCTCCCCCGGTGTTACCAGCACCGAAGGAGGTTTCCGAACCGCTTGCCCGAAGGCGTCACGGCTCTGTACAGTAGATTTTGGCGAACCTCTGCACAGACTATGATACCACCTCCGGGCAGGCTTGTCAAAGTGTACCCTTGTGTATGGAGGTGGATTTTATGAAAAAACGGGTCAACACGGCGTTTTGGGTCGAGAAGGAAAGCCGCTGGTGCATCGCGGTGCAGAAGAACGGCACCCGCAAACGGTTTTACAGCAGCACGCCTGGCCGCACCGGCCAGCGGGAAGCCAACGCAAAGGCCGATGCCTGGCTTGACGATAGCATCAGAGACGGAAAAAAGAAGGTAGCTGCCCTCTATGCCCAGTGGGTAGAAGAACTGAAGCTGACTTGCGGGACATCCTATGTGACACAATGCCAGCGTTACGGGGACTGCTATATCCTGCCGACCTGTGGGAATATCCGCATTGACGAGTTAACCGAGGGCGATCTTCAAAAGGCCATTGACGTTTCGTTCCGGAAGCGCTCACAGAAAAAGAACCAGCGCAAGCCCATCTCAAACCAGCCGTTGAGCCGAAAGACGCTTATGACGATCCGGGCTGCGGAAACGGCCTTTGTCAAGTGGTGCAGAAGGAACAAGTACACGACACTGCATCCTGATCTGTCTATCCCGAAGAATGCGAGAATGGGAAAACGCACAATTCTTCAGCCCACCGCTCTGAAGGTGCTGTTTAGCGTAGATACCCGTACCTACTACGGAAAGCCGGTATTTGACGAGTATATCTATGCCTATCGCTTTGCCGTTTCCACCGGCCTGCGTCCCGGAGAGCTGATTGGCTTATGGTATGGAGACATCAAAGGGAACACGGTCAACCTTCGGCGCAGCATCAACGTGCACCGGGAACAGACGACCGGAAAAAACGAAAACGCAATCCGCTCTTTTGACATGGGCAAGGAAGCTCGCGAGGCATACGAGGCACAGGTGCAGCTTCTGAAGGCTCAAGGTATACTTCTGAACTACAATACCCCGCTGTTTCAGATCCCGTCAGAACACGCGCTCTATCGCCGCTGGGAATCCTATCAGGAAGCAAACGGGCTTGAGCCGAAAGTTTCACTTTACGAGCTGCGGCACACCTTTGTCAGTGTTGAATCCAGCGTCCTGACTGACAGCCAGCTGAAGATGCTCGTGGGCCATAGCAAGAACATGGACACTGCCGGAGTGTATCGGCACGAGCTTGACGGTCAGAGGGAAGATCTTGCTGCCGCTACCACCGCGGCATTCAAAAAGGCACAGGCCTGA